TCCCTGATTACATTTTCTGCAGGCTGGTACGAGATTGCTCGTAATACTTTCTCCTCCAAAAGTTCGTGGCTTGACATGATCAAGCGTAAGTTGGTGTAATTCATAATTATTTCCGCAATAAACACATTGACAATTGAAATGCTCTTTAATAGCTCTTCTCCACAGCCTTTTAGCGTCAGGACTTGTCATGGTTATTAGGTTATGTAAGTAGTGTTCAGGGTTTGGTAGTAAAGGTGTCATGTACGAATTTTTAATCTGCTTTTACGGTTTGTAGATGGAGATTGGAGTCTTCCTTTTGTCTTACTGCCTTTATAGTGAGCAGCATCTTTGCCATCACCGTTGCCGTAAGTTCCAAGATCTCTATTCAACCGATTAGCATTAACTCGTATAGCTAAACCTTTTTTAGTTTTGTTGTATTTGGCCTGTTGTTTTAACCTGCGCTTTCTAGCTGCAGGGTTTGATCTGTAATACTCAGCTGTACTTGCCATTTAATCTACTCTTTACTAGGTCAGGATCAATTTTTGGCATGATGGAAGCTAACTTCTCTAAGTGATTACCTTCCATTGTCACGCCGCTGATGTCGTTTGTTTTGAGCCATTCACAGGCTGCTTTTAGATCTTGGGTAGAAGCTTCGCCACTTTTCACCCTCTTTAGGAATTCTTTAGTGACGAGATTATGTAATTCATTAAATTGGGCTTCAGTGGCTTTTTTCATTTGGTTTTTTTGAATAGTTGCTGTTCTATAAACTCAACAGCTTTGTCATCGACAGAATTATCTGTAGTAGCTACAAGTTTTTTTAAAATATCAACAATTAACTTCTTAACTGAATCTGATTTAGCGAAAGCTAATAGGATGGGTTTGATTAAAATTATCATTCTTTAGTGGATTTTTTAGTAGTAGTTTTTTTTGACTTTTTTTTCGCTTCAGCTTCTTTTTGTCTAGCTATCGCGTCGCTGATTGTACTCATTTTTTCTTAGTGGATTCGTTTTTTTCTTTTTCAATTAATGCTGCAATTGGAACTACATCAGAACATATATTAGCTACTCTAGATCCAGGCTTTAGTGCAAAACCACGTTGCATGAATCGTGTGCAGTTATCTATTCTAACTAGCTCGAAATTTAATTCCTCTTTTAACAAACGTTGTTTAGCTAGTTTTTTACATAACCTAACTGTATCCCCTTGTAATGGGATCATAAACGTCATCTGTACTCCCCAATTTTGGTTAATGTTATATGACTCTTCATCATATGGTTTAACCTCATTACCTAAGTAATAAGGAGAGACGGTTAATACTGATCCATTACAGACCAAACCGCCTCCATATTGTTGTCTAGATACACCAGAATTATTCTGAAATTGCACCGCTTGATTAGTCACATTTCCCGTTGCAGCCGCTGAGGTCTGAGGGTTTAATACTGTATCACCTTCTCCAGCCTTAACTGGTATTCCTATTGAGAGAATACCGATAAGGATGTAGTAGTAGATGTCGTATCTATGGTGCGGTTTATTACTGTATTTTCGAGTACTTGACCAGCTACTCTGTTTACAATCTCTAGCTGATAATTGTCTCCAGGTGTTGTAATATCGAACGAAGCTTGTCCTCCATTCAGCGCACCAGTTGCCGTAACGTTGTGTCCCGTCCAACTCGAATAATCTCCTGAATATATATTTGTCGTCACCGTCTCAACTATTGACTGAGTAGAATTGGTGGTTGAATTCATTGAACCATTAGTCCAACTTGGGGTAACAGTATTTGCTTTGGCAACTGTTGGAACCAATAAAAATAAAAGTAGAAAATACTTTTTCATGTTGTCTCTTTTTTCTTATTCATCATTGGACAGTTTACGGGTGGTTTATTATTACCTTTATTATTATTTGACTGAATGCCAAAACTGAAAAGTGCAGATCCAAAAACACTTGCTACAAAAGTTATATCCGTGTTTTGAGTCTTTTTTACACCTGGTATTTCAACATAGTTTAAGGTAATTATTTCATATGAAGCCCGACCAGACTACGACACCTAATCTTACAAAAGTACCAAGAATTTCTAATTCATCTTGTGCATTTTCTTTGATTTTAGCTACTAGTCCTTTGGGCTTCGTCTCCTCCTTTACTTCCATCGAATTTCTTTTGAATTCTTTTTGCTAATTGTTGTATAACAGGCTTCATCACTTTAACTGTATGTTTAAAAATTGATGTCACCGTTAACGTAGCTATAACAGACACTGATGCTGTAGTTCCAGCGGTTACGAGTATTTCTTCTTTGGGTAACGGAAACTGCAGATCAGTGAAAGGTATATCTACTCTCCTAACCTCTGGGGTCTCTGATTTCTTTGGTGGTTTTCCTTCCGCTTTTCTTTCCTCTTCCTCCATCATTTGCTCTTCCATTTCTACCGATGGAACACCTGCAGGTCTTGCTAATTTATTCGGAGCTACAACCATTGGTTTATAACTCGGATAAATAGCTGTAGGTTCTTTAAATGTAAGATTCGGTAGATCTATTGATGTCGGAAGATTAAAAAGTTCAGGTAGGTTAAAGGATGGGAGTTTCACTTAAGTCTTAGCTAAAGGATCTCTTATTAAAAGTTTTGATGCACTCAAAGCAGTACCAGCTAAAGGAGTATTTGAAGCTAGACTGCTGAAATGAGTATTATCTTTAGTAGTTGCTACAGTACCGTCACCTTGTACATAGTATTCAGTACCAATAGTTAATCCTGAAAGACTACTAACATTATTTCCATACGTTTTTATAGTAGCTGTTTGACCATTTGTATATGCTGCATCAGCATAACCTACATATTGATTAGCATCAGTTAAGGTTGAAACCGCTGAAGTAGTTACTCCATCTTGACCTCTAGCACGTTCATTTCCTGAACTCTGTTGAGCATCTTGATATATCATTACTACACGACCTTCGTCAGTTTTACCCCAATGAGCAATAGCTGTATATTTCGTTGCACTGTTAATGACATTCCCACTAGTATTAGTAGCGTAAGTCCCGTTTGCGTTTAATTTAAAGAAAGCATTTTGAGCATATCTAAAGAAATTACCTCCAGTAGAAACTACAGCAAATGCGACAAAAACTTTAGCAATAGGTTCAAAAACTAATTGAGGATATATATCACTATTACCATGTGTATATAGAGACATGCTTTGATCACTTGGAGTAATTGAGATGGTTCCAGACGAACAAGATCCTACATGTTTCCAGCAACGTACACCTGCCGTATAAAAAATAACGAATTTATTAACATTATCATCAAAAGCCATATCTAGCTCATTAGTAGAATGTAGATTATCCGTACTTGTACCAGTTCCACAGAATTGAACTAAAGAACCAAAAGTAGGCGTAGTACCACTAACTGATACTGGAACTACATATCCTCTATTACCATAATCGTTATAGTTAAAAGCTACGATATGTCTGTTGTCATTAGTATCGTAAGTAGATGCCATATAGTTAACAGACATATTACTACCCACTCTAGGAAATTCAACGTATGAATTTGTACTAAGGCTTGTACCACTCCAAGTGATTACTATTCCTTTTCCTCTACCATTTGCACCAAGGTCACTAAAGCAACAAAGTACACTGTCATTATCTGGGTCGTAACTAAGGCAAGGGTAAGCAGCATTACTTCCTACTGTTGCTGAACCACTAAAAGATACCGTATTATTTGAGGTATTGACTGTTGCCATATATACCTTAATAGGACCATTCAATCTAAAAGCAATTATTACTCTATTACTCCCGATATAAACCATATCTGCACCATCAGAGATACGATTACTTCCTGTGTTATCATTTATGTGAGCAACGGTTCCCCAAGTAGCATACGTTTGACCTGATTGGTGATAACCAACTTTACATGATACCTGAAAAGTTCCGCTAGTTTTTTGATACAGTGCTAATACTTTATCTTCACCACAATTAACAACTTTCATATATTCATTCTTTTCACTTTCGTTAAGAGATATAGGACTTGCTGGAAGCCCTAAAGCTGAAGCAGTACCCAATACTGATTTAACCTCGCTAACCTTGCCGTCTGTATCTAGCTTGACGGCTTTATTGTTGGCGATACTTCCATTAGCAACTGCGGTGAAAGTGTTACCTGCTGGAGGTACAGTCACATTAGCCCAAGTTAAACCTCCTGTATTACCACTTTGAGCAGATAAAAACTGACCATTGGTAGGAGTATTAGATACTTTTAAATTTGCTTCATCTACAATATTG